CTACGGCGCCGGTGGCGTCGGCCAGGGCTCGGCGTCCAACGGCACCAACGGCACCGGCTACGGCGGCGGTGGCTCGGGCGTGGCCACCACGTCGGGCCTGGCCAACCGTACGGGCGGTAGCGGCTCGGCCGGTGCGGTCTTCGTAGAGCTCTACTTCTGATCGGGGGCTGACTGATGGCACGCTGCGGTTGCGGCTCTTCCAGCGGCGGTGCGCTGGCCAACGGGACGAACACGATCGTCACCGGCGACGGGTCGCCCGGCAACCCGTACCGGGTGGCGGCCCACACCGACTGCGCCGAGGCACGGGCCTGTCTGACCGGTACGTCCGGCGTGAACTTCGTGACGGGTACCGGCGTCATCAGCGCGAAGATCTCGGCCACGCCGGGCAACGCGCTGAGCGTGGTGGGTGACGGCCTGCTCGTCTCGCCGTCGATCAGCACGATCACGACCGGGGCTGGCCTGCTCGGCACCGGCTCGGTCGGCAACCCCGCACGGGCCAACGTCAGCGCGTGGAACTTCCCCAACACCGCGGACACCGACGGCTCACTGATCTACGTCGACAGCACGGGCAAGCTGCGCGGCGAGCCCGGTTACCACAGCCTGGTCTTCCAGAACACGGTGACCCGCAACTACGCCTCGGTGGCCGTCCCGGCCGCCGCCCTGGTCGACGTGGACACCGCCTTCACGATCTCAGTGACGAACACGGACCCTGACCGGACCATGAACCTGGTCAGTTACCGCGAGTTCGACTTCCGCATCAACCTGCCCACCACCGCCACGGCGTGTGCCGGTATGGACGGTGTCGAGACGTGGCGCCTCACCAACACGGGCAGCACCACGATGACGGGTGTGCACGCCATGGCAACCCGTGTGGTCGTCGGCGCCACGCTCGCGCCGGGCGCGACCACCAACGTGTCGATGCAGTCGCAGCTGGGCAGCGGCACGGCGTCCGCGGTGTACACCCAGATCATCATGTCCCACCGCGTCGTGCTCACCCCCGTCTGACCGAGAGGCAACCACCGTGGACGACCCCGTGACCATCTGGTACCGCAGTGCCTCGGGCGCCGTGTCCGAGGCGACCGGCTTCCCGCCGCCCGAGCTGCCCGAGGGCGCCGAGCCGATCAGCCCGGACGAGTACCGCTCGTTCGTCCGGACCCTGGCCAGCGAGCAGGCAGCGGCTGTGGCGGCCGAGGCGGCGGCCGTGGCCCGGCGCAGCGAGATGATGGACGCGGCGCTCGCCCGCTACCTGGCCGACCAGCAGACCACCACCGAAGGACCAGAGTGAAGTTCTCAGCACGACTGGCAGCGGCCCTGGCCGCCGCTGCCTCGGCGGCAGTCATCGTCGCCACGCTGCCCGCCAGCGGGGCCGAGGGCAGCCCGGCCCTTCCGCCGGTCGACGCCTCGCAGCACCTGCGGATCATGCCGCTCGGCGACTCGATCACCGCGGGCGTGAACAGCCCGACGGGCGACGGGTACCGGGACGAGCTGTACCAGTTCCTGGTCCCGGTCCAGCAGCTCTACCGCACCGACTACGTGGGGTCGCAGACGTCCGGCACCGGGGCCGACCGCAACCACGAAGGCCACTCGGGGTGGCGCATCGACCAGCTGACGCCCCTCGTTCCCGGCTGGATGGCCACGTACCAGCCGGACATCATCCTGCTGGATATCGGGACCAACGATGCCCGACAGGGCGCCACGGCGGACGTCATGGCGCAGCGCATGGGCGACCTGCTGGACGCGGTGCTCACCGCTGCGCCGTCGGTCCGGATCGTCGTGGGTGACCTGGTGCCCAACCGCTACGGGACCTACAGCGACGTGGCCTCGGTAGAGCAGCAGCGCTTCAACCGGCTGCTGCCGTCGATCGTCTCGGCGGCCGGGCCGCGGGTCACCCTGGCCCACGTGAGCGCCGCCGTCACGTCCGGCCAGCTGACCGACGGCGTCCACCCCGGACAGGTGGGCTACCGCTACATGGCGTGGGTCTGGTGGCGCTGCATGGCGCCTCTGCTGGTCGCAGACGGGGCCACCCGGTGGGGGCTGGACCCCCTGCCGGTACCGGTCCCCGATGACCGGCTCTGCTCGAACTGACCGATACGCAACGGCCGCCCCTGCACCTGCAGTGGGCGGCTGTTGCTTCTTCACCCATTAGGATGGACGACATGGCACAGGACGAGATGGACGTCAAGGGCCCGACCGAGGTACGTCCGGAAACCGACGCTGACGCCTTCGTGGACGTCTACGACGCGGTGAAGGAACAGGCCGAGTCGCCCCGGTCCCGCAGGCAGCGACCGGCGGCCAGGCTGGCCGAGCCGGTAGAGCTGCTGGCCGACGTGGCCGAGGACGAGCCGGTCGTGTGGCAGCGGCCCGAGGTGTCGGTGTCCGAGATGCTCGCCGGAACCGACCCGGCGGCCGAGGACGTCGTGCGCAAGGCACTCACGCAGTGCGGCTTCCACGAGAAGAGCGATACCTTCCGTGAGGCCTACGCCCGGCTGCAGCGCTACCTGGGCCACGGCCGCCCGTCCGGGGTGCCGGACCTCGGCAGCCTCACCTGGCTGGGGCTGCGCACGCAGTCCTTCACCGCAACCGACTGACCGAAGGGCACCACCACCATGGCAGACCTCTGGCTGCCCGGCGCCACCCGCAAGCCGACCAGCAACGGCGGCACGATGGACGGTACCGGCGGCGCCCGCGCCGTGCATCACATCACCTGGGACCGCAACGCCTCGGCCACGGCCCCGGCGGATCTGGTCCCCTACGAGAATCTGGCGGCCTACTTCGGCGGGGGCGGCGCGGGCAACGCGCCCCACGTCCTGGCCGACCCGTTCACCGGCCGCTTCACGCAGTTCATTCCGGCGGACCAGTCGGCCCGCGCCCTGGTCAACGCCACCGGCGGGGTGCAGACCAACCGCCACGGCACCGCCTGTCTGCAGATCGAGTGGCTGTTCTTCCCGTACTGCCGGGTCGACGGCAAGGTCTACGCCGAACTGAAGGACACCCCCGGCAAGGGGCTGCCCGAGGTCATGGCGTGGCTGCGCAGCTGGGGCGTCCCGGACGTCTGGCCGATGGGCGTGCCCGACTGGTCCGGCCACCGCGACCCCGCCGTGTGGCAGGAACGGTCCGGCCACTACGGCCACAGCCAGGTTCCCGAGAACGACCACACGGACCCCGGCCCGATCTGGAACCTGTTCCAGGCCACCACCGCCCCGGCCGACCGGCGGCGGCTCGATGAGGAAGTTCGGTAACCACCATGGCTCTTGTGATCGGCGAGATCCCCCAGGGATTCGACAGCCCCTCGGACGCGGTGCTGATCCCGCTGCCCCCGCAGAATGGCGGGGCCCTCGGGTGGGGACAGGTCTATCTGTCCTTCGGCGCCGACTTCCACAGCGCCCGCCTGCGGGTCGCCGTGTGGAACGACCCCGGCAAGTACTGGCGGGTCAACAACGTGGACGTGCTGCAGAACGGCGGCCGCGTGAACGTCGCCATCCAGGACGGCGACTCGAAGGTGTCCGTGGTCCGTCTCAAGCTGGACGCCTCGGACCCCGGAAACCAGCCAGTCGGCTGGATGCTCGAAACCTCGCTCAAGGCCTGACACCTCGGGCGCGGCGGCGGAAGGCAACCCCCGTCCCACACCAGAGAGGCATCACCGTGAAGTACCTGAAGTCGCTGGCCGAGCTGGCCGCCCTGACCTACGCGGTCAGCCTGCTCGGGCTGCTCACCGCGAACGGGTTCGACGTGACCGACCTGGCCGCCGTCAAGGCCGCCTCGGTCGCGGCGTTCCCGGCCGTGCTGGCCGTCCTGTACGGCGCCGCCGTGAAGGCACTCGGCAACCGCAACAGCGCACTGGCCGTCGACACCCGCGACGACCTGGGCGAGTGACATGCGGGGCCGCGCAGCCACGGGGGGCTGTCATGGCTGACGACGTGACCAACGTCGCGGCCGCACTCGCGACCCTGCGAGGGGAAATGGCCGCCGGATTCGAGAGGCTGGATGGGAAGCTCAACCTCATCAGCCAGGCTCAGGCGACCGTGGCAAAGGATATCGACGCCGTGAGCGCACGCGTCACAACCCTGGAAGGGCGCGTGACGGCTCTGGAAGAACGGCGCTGGCCTCTCGGGCCAGTGGCCGCTGTCTCGGGCGTTGTGAGTGCCATTGCAGCGGTCGCCATGTACATCATCGCCAAGTGACCGCACGACGAACTGGAAGGGCCCCTGCCGGATGAGTCGGCAGGGGCCCTTCCGCGTGGGGGTCACACCCGGAACAACCGGGCACAGGCCGAGCAGCGCATGAGGTACAGGCCGTATTCCCACGCGGGCACCAGCGGGTGGTCGATCCGTTCGGCGCCGCAGTCGACGTAGCCGGGCCGGGGCGTCGGCTCGAACCCGAGCGCGCGGGCCGCCCGCCAGATCAGCCGCTGCGAGGCGTCCGGCACCCAGTGGGCCAGCTCGGCACTGATCACTTCTCGCATGATCTCGGTCAGCTGCTTGACGTCCAGGTCCTCGCCCGTGACGACCAGTGCGGTGCCACCCTTGCCGAGCTGCTGGACCTTGCCGAGGGCGGCTTCGTCGTCCGGCGTGTACTCATGCGGGGCCACCAGCATCATGTCCTGGATCACCTCGCCCGAGCTGCAGAGGAAGTCGCGGTCCCGGTAGCCGATGTGAAGCACGGTCAGTTCCTTTCGGTAGTGGTAGCGACGGTCATCCCCGCCGCGGGGTGGGGCAGCAGACACCGCTGTGGCCTCGGGCCAGCATGCACGGGACGCGGTCGGCGGACCGGGTGCCGTCACCCCTCGGGGTCAGGATGCCGTACGGGCAGCGGTCGCAGCTGCGCCCCATGTAGGTGCCGAGGCACCACCGGCGGTGGCACCCGTGGCAGTTGTCGTCAATGCAGCCGTGGCAGTCTGCGCAGACGGCGTGTGCCAGACGGACGCCGTTGACATAGTCGGTGGTGGCCATCAGTCCGTCCCTGTGATCTCGTCGTGGGTGATGTAGCCGTAGGCGATGGTGAGCGCCACGGCGTGGGCGATGGTCGACGCGCCAAGCATCAGCTTGATCTTGCGCTGCGTGTCGTAGACGCTGAACTTCGTCGTACCTCGAAGCTCGGCGCTCTGCTCGGCGGTCAGCCCGCGGGCAGCATCCAGGATGATCAGCCGCTCGCGCTCGTACATGGCCCGTGCCCTGCCGCCACGGCTCTTGTTGCCGACGCTCATCGCACACCCCGCTGGCGGCGCGTGGAAGCGATGGCGGCCAGGTAGGCCGACACGGCCAGGTCGGCGCTGCGGTCCCCGCAGTACTGCCGCCACAGCGGGTAGGTGTCGTGCCCGTCCATCTCGGCGTCCCGGACGTGGCAGAAGACCGTCATGTAGAACGCGCGGTCGTTGCCCTGCAGCCGCAGCTTGCGGCAGACGTTGGCGGCCAGGTCCAGCGAGTGCGGGCGAGGCGCGTGGTAGGGCGGCGGGGTGATCATACCGGCTTCAGTCCCCTCTTGCGGTCGCGGGCGCGGTCCGTCTTGCACCCGGTGCAGTACAGCTTCAGGTCCGGCTGGACGCGGCCGACGGTGTGCCAGTCCCGGCCGCACCGAGGGCACTCGTCCCACCGGTAGTAGAGACCTTCCAGGCGGCGCATCTGCAGCAGCAGGTCGCGGCGGCCGAGGTCATCCATGATGTGGCTGGCGGTCAGGCAGTGCGGCGTGGCGCAGTCGGCCTTCACCATCCCCTCGGGCGCCCGGCCGCGGTGCTGCTCGAATACGAGCCTGCTGACCGCCAGGTACCGGCCGCCGTTGCGGATTGTCGGAATGCCGTTGTTGTCGACCGGCCCCTTCCATACGGTGCAGCCGTTGATCAGGGTGACGGCGTGCTCGGTCAGTGACTCGGCCGCGGTGCGGGCGTTGGTGAAGCTGGGCAGCCCCTCGGCCCGGCGGACGCGGGCCACCGTCTTGCGGTG